CGTCGAAACGAAGCGTAGTACTTGTTCTTCAATCCGATATAGGTGCCACATCGTTTTCGTCTGACGATCTTCATTTAGATAAGTTTCAAAGTAGTCGATAACCTTCCCGAGATATGTTTTGAAGATTGAGGCAAAGTCCCTAGTTTGATAGCTTTCATAGGTGGTTATGAATTCTTCCTTTATATAAAGTGGAGTGTTACCAATGACTTCATCAGGAAAGATGAGAAAGAGATTTGCCAAGCTCGTTTCAAACTCCATCTTTTTAATCCAGAGATCCTTGCTAAAAATGAAGTATTCATTCTTCGTTTCATAATCGACGATATGATCCATGCCACTATATCCATCGAGGACGACACCGATATCTTCATCGGAGTTTTCGTTATCCACGCCATAGGCTTTTGAACCCATGCGATAGATGAGTAGAATCGTGCTTAAAGGAAAGTTCTTTCTAATGAATTCCATAATTACCTCCATACCTGAACATCGGCGACCCGATGTCCGTAATCCGTCGTTGATGAATATAGTAAGATTTCGCCAACAGAATACTCGACGACAAAGTAATAACTTGTTTGCAAATATAGATAAGAAATATTGGTCAGCGATGAACTACTAATGAGCCGTCCCGAAAATGTCAGCGAAACCTGGTTGTGGAGTCGCACAGTGAATAGTGTTTTATTGAGGTTCAAAGAGGAAACATCATATCTAGCGATGATTGCTCCATATGCCGAAAGCGGAGTCAAGAGCATTGAGCCGTAGTTTTGTTCAATGTAAGTTTTTAGACTCGTATCTAAACTCGCAAGTCGTGTATCTAAAGACTTGATTGAGGGAACGATGAAACTGCTATCGAGCGTGAGTGAGGTTGCCGTCTTTTGATATCTAGCAAGAGGTAGTTCATAAATCCCTGTTGTGTTATGTAAATTGTTCTGCGTGAGGGTGGGATAAGTTGATGTCCCTTCTTTGGCATAAAGGGTGACGACATTCGTTGCTAGATCGACCTTTAGAACTAGATATCCATATTTCACTGAATCGAGAATGATAGCTACCTGGCTATTGGATTCAACGAGTATGAGACGACCATAAACTGCCACTACACCTTTAGCGACCGTCAAAAGATTATTGCCGGCTGTAACTGTGCAGTCGTTATAGAGTCCTTTGACGACTCCAGCGGCAGTTAGATCGAGCAGATGATAATAGAAATCAGCATCATCTTTAGATGAGACTTGACTTCCATCAAATGTTATTTTGCGTATGGCCATGTTATTTCCTTCTTTCTATCATTTTCAATTTCTCAGTCAGTTTCATTCGATGTTCTCCGAGGATTATCGAGCATTCCTTAAGGGTTCCCTTGAACGCTATTTGACTGAGAATAGATGGGATTGTTTTTGACTTTGTAATGAATTCGACCTGATCACCGAGGGCGATGTTCGTAAATGGGATAAATATCTGATTGTCCATCGATACATCAAAGGTGATGGCATGAAGGAACTTATCTTTTATTAATGCTTGTTTAGCGAACATTAATGGATCATCGCCGCTTTGATATTCGATATACGAATATTTGACCGGTGTTATTCGTAACGGATGACTCGCATTCGTACTAACACTTCCATCACTTAGAAGGTAATAGGTTAGTGTCGTTAAACTTTCGCCATAAAGGATCGCTTTATTGATTGGGATGTTCCCGTCTTCATTGATGGATAGATTGCGAAGTAAGGCTAGATCATAACGGAGTTTCATCGTCGTTACAGCATCGAGAATCACCATTTTTAGATGGGTGATTTCCCCGCTTACAATACCGAGTCTAGTTTCAACTCTTAAGCCATTTGTCGCATTGAGTTCGCTAATCAAATGAGCGATGGTTTTGACTTCTGTTTTTGTGACGCTGATTGTTCCCTGGGCAACACTTTCATTTCGCACCTGAAGATAGGTCATATTCTGGGTTGAATCAGGGCTAGATATGAGATTATTCGTAATCAACGATTTTATATGTTCTCCTAGATTCCCCAAAGGGTAATTGACCGTGAGGTATTCGGTTTCAAGAACGCTATTGAAGTGAGTCGTGTTAATCTTCGTTTTGATTCCTTCAGCACTTATTTTTTTCACGATTCCGATATAAAAGAAACTACGCTCATGCAAGATGGCGATATCTTCTTGAGCGGTTTGCCCACCGCTACCGCTGATTACGAAAGATGACTCGCTATTGATGATGGTATCTAACACAATCTCAAAGGATTCAATTGGGAGATTGGCTTTAAAGGTGAAATCAAGGCGACTATAGATAAGTAGGTTCATAGCTAGACACCTTCAAAACTTTCTTCAATTTTTAGATAGCAAGTCGCCGGATCACTCGTTCCGGGATAGAAGACGATTTCCGATTCACCTTTGGGGATGGTAAGAAAATTCTTACAAGTAAAATCTTGAAGTTGGTAGGCATTTACATCAGCAACTTTGATATATTCGTCATCGGGAATGCTCGACATGGAGACAATATCTTCGCCTTCATAAAACAATCTGAACGTTCCTATCGTTTCCCCATTTTTATTGATGATGACATATGGGTTTTTCATTCTTCCAATAATCTTTAGACTTAGATAGGCATCGGAGTCGCCACTATTTGTAATCTGCATAGATCCGTTAGCGTTAGCGCCATAGGTGTAGTTATAGACATAAGGAAACTCTTTGGCGGATTCGGTTGTCGACACTTCGAGCACAAATTCGCTACTACGATACCAAGGGGATAACTTCACGATGATGAGGTTGCTTTGAATACTTCCAAACGATATCTCACCTTTGGTGATTTCTTTAAAGGCAATCTTAGAGAGATAGGTATCGTTGGTCTTATACTCAAGGAAGAGTTTGACAGCTCGAGAGATGAAAAGGACAAAGTCCTTATATCCGCGATAACCTTCTAAAAAGACGAGACCAAGCGTAATATCTCCAAGTCCATGGCTGATTCTTGCTAACGAGTAGCGATCACGAAAGGCAAGATACTCGTTTTCTCTTGTGATACCAAGTCCTTCGATGCCGTTAATGAGGACTTTGCCAGTGAGTTCAATGTTCTGGCCATATTCATTGATGATTCTTAGGGAGCGCATCAGTAAGCACCTCCTAAGGCTCTATTAATCGAGTCGATATCAAAGCTACTGCTTGAAGTGTTAACGACGACGTTGTTCGTAGTGTAGGCATTCTTGGTTTCGCTTTTGTTCGATTGGAAAAGATTTCCGGAGAATAAATCGCCAAAGAAATTCTTAACCCCTTTGAAGAAATCGCCGATACCTTTAAAGGCTTTGCTGATGTTATCGATGATCCAACTGATGGCATTGATAATTTGTTCGAGTAACCAGAGAACGGGTTCAAGGACAGTGGTCAGTACTTCAATGGCCGGAACAAGAATCGCACCAATAACATCGCCCATGATGGTAAGTAATGGAGCAAAAACTTCAAGCAGTAACTTGATAAAATCAAGTTGAAGAATAAGAGGCGCTAAAAATAAGTCAATGAGCGGAGCAAGGACTTCCATCAATACTCCAAGGGCATTAGCCAATGTGCCAATAAGCGAAAGTATCGGGTCGAGTATGGCAATGATGATATTAAGGACGGGAATCAAAATCGCCACGACGATATCGATGATGCTTATCAATACATCCGCTACGATATTTAATAGCGAAAAGACCACTTCGATGATCTTGGTCAGTGGCACGAGGATGGCATTGATAATCTTAGATAAAGCATTAAAGAGAACTCCAATGACATTGACGATGAGAGTAAGTATCGTTTTTATCGGTTCGAGAATGCTTAAAATGACACTCAATGCTTTTGTAAGAATGTTCCCCACAATATCAACGACAAGTTTGACGATGGGAATGAGAGAAATGATGATCTCGATGATCAGATTGATGATGCTAATTAAGGGTGGAAGGATCCTATTTATCAAGTCGATGACGACATCTAAAACGACTTTGATGACTTCGACCACCACTTCGATAATTGATATTAATGGCGGAATGACTCTTTCTAATAGGCTGACGAGGGCATCAATGATGAGGGTTAATGCACTTGTAATGGTTTCAAGTAAAGGAGATAGTGCCGAGACGAGTTTTCCAATCAACTCTCCAATCGGTTCTAGCACTTTTTGAAGAGTCTCAAATAGATTTTTTAATAGTGCCTGGAATCGCTCGTTTTTAAGTAGCAAAACGGCTAATGCTGCCACCAAAGCAATGATGGCCACTTTTCCTAGGCTTAGCCCCTGAATGAGACTTCCAAGTTTTAGACCAGATAATGCCGTTTTCATTTTAGAGATAAATGGGATCGCTTTGGCGACGGCAACGAGCACTGGTCCAATGGCCGCCAATACGCCAACAAGAACTGCTGTAATCTTCTTCGTCGAGGAACTAAGGTTATTCCACCACGCAATGATGTTTTTGGCCGCGGGAATGAGTTTTGTCTGAATGACATCGTTTATTTTTTCTAGAACGGGAATAAAAGCAACTGAAAGTTTCATTGCCAGTGACTGAGCAGATTGTTTGAGTTTATCAAGACTATCAGTGAATCTCCCGCCAGTCTCTGCTTCTTCTTCAGTGATGAGTCCGAGGTCTTCTACTTCATCTTTTAATGTCGAAATTTCGCCACTTGTGGCACTGATCACCTGGGCGAGTTCAGCACCGATTTTGTCGCCAAAGATTTGATTGGCAATGGCCACTCGTAAGGTTTCATCTTCTAGTTCTGAAAGAGAATTTCGAATCAAGTTGAAGGCATCATCGGGAGATAAGCCAATCAAGGCTTCAGTCGATAACCCAATTTGGCGAAGGCTCGCTTTATATTTACTAGCGTTTCCTTGGGAGATGTCACCAAGAAGAGAATTGAGTTTGATGAAGGACTTCTTCATTGTTTCTTCTTCAACCCCAAGTATCTTGAAGGCATATGCCCACTTTTGATAGGCTTCAGTCGCTAGATAGACCTTCTTAGCGTTGTCACTAATTTCGTCGGCGGTCTCCATCGTCTTTTTGGTTAGGATGCCTAATGCCGAAACAGCACCGATTATCGGTGCCGTCACATACTTAGTGAGATTTGTGCCAATCTTGTTTAATTGGTCAAGATTAATCGAACCAAGGGACTTAATCTTATCCTTGGTGATTTGAAGTTCTTTATTGAGTTTTACGATGTCTGTTTCGGTGTACTGCACCGAACGTTTCAAGGAGTTGAATTCTTCTTCGGATATCGCACCGATTTGAACAGCTTTCTTTGCTTCTTCTAACTTAGCGTTTTGGGCTTCAAGTCGCTTCTTCGTGGTTTCAAGAATTGAATTGAGCTTGTCTTGCTTTTCTTTCCAAAGGTCGAGATTACCGCTATCAAACTTTAAAGCATTGTTAATCGACTTGAGGTCTTTTTGTTCTTCCCTTAGTTCTTTGGTAATATTCTTGAGATTTTGTTCGAGTTCAGTCGTATCTAGACCGAGCTTAATGTTAAGACCTTTAATGGTTTCTGCCATATCTAGAGCCGACCTCCCTTCTTAAAGTAAAAATCGATCGATATCGCTTTGGGTCGCCTTCCGATTATTTCCCCCACCGACATGGGTAAGTTCTATCTCCATGATTTCAGCGTAAGTGGCGATATCGAAGTAACGGCTCTCACTTATCTGAATGCCGAGTTTGGCAAGGTTCAAGATGATGGAGGCCGTTATGGGTGGGGAATTTCTTTTTTTGG